ATGTCTAATAATTTACTAACAAAATATATCTTTGTCAACCTATTTTATTTCTACTCCTAGTTTATTTGATATTTCATCTAAAATACCCTGTTGTTTCTTCTTTGAGAGCATATCCCAAGCCATTTTACCCTTGAGGTGTTGCACTTTAGACCGAATTTTGAACAAGTCTTGTTTTGCCTTATACGATTCTTTCTCTTTGGCAATGATCTCAGGATTATTTTCTCTCCTTGCTTTGTTATAATTAGCTATCTTTTGTTTGTTTTGTTCATAATATCCTTTGTTGTATGATGTCATTTATTACTCCTTTAAAATGGTATTTCATCATCATCTCTAGGTGGTTTCCCAAATACAGATGTATCCTCGCCTATAGACTTGGCTTTATAGTCTTTACCTGATGATTTTCTATAACCACCACCACCTTGATAATCTCCCTCAGATTCCTTGATTGAGATACTAGCTGATCTCTTTCCCTCCTTTTCGTTAAACCAAAATGAAACCTGATACTGTTGATTGGCTCTCAAAGTAATGGTTTCTTGTGGTGTAAACTTGTTATTACTAAGATATGGTGGACAATTCCTACCTGTTTCTTGGCTTATTTGATCTCTTTTTTGATACATAGCATCAGTTACATCTGAAAACTTGTCATTTAAAAAGACATTTATATACATTGGTTTTGCCATTATTTTCTCTCCTCTAGTTTGTTAATCTGTTTACCTAGATCATCAATAATTATTTTTCTGATGATATCCAATTTCTTTTCTTCAGGGATCGCATCAATTTTCTTGATTCCCTCTAGTATTTCTAGCATTTTATCCATTATTCTTCCATAGATAAGTTTAATTTTGTGTTCTCCCTCGAACTTCTTGGGTTTATCTTCAAGTTTGCTATCGTTAATTAAAGCCATTCCATATTCTTCAAGTAATCCCAACAAGTAATGTTCAAACTCATAGTTTCTCTCAATCTCCCATATTCTAGTACCATTGAAAGACCAACTAAGTAAATGAGTCTTGTCTATCTTTATACCTAAAGAATTGAGTATGTATTGTTGGAGAGAAACTTGGGCTAAATAAATTTTTGCTTTATTCCACTCATGAGGTTTCTTGCCAAGTGATCCACATTTTATTTCCAATAAAGTATCTTCAAATCTACCATCAGGTGTACAAGATAGATCAACAACAGTATCTCCTTTGAGATTAAAAGCATTTTGCAACACATAGTTATGCTGATCTTCTAGTATCTCTGTAGGCATTTGTTTGTTAATCAATATCCATTTGGCTATGCCTGACTTCTCATGTAAATTACCAAAATCTACATATTTCTGCATGAAATCTCCAATAGGTTTTTGTTCTCCTTTACGATCCCATTCAAGCATCTCATTTCTTGGGGTGTAAGTTCCAAAACAATAATTCAATGCTGATGAGCTACGAAGATTAAACCTTTTCAAGTGCTTGTCCGAGCTGAATTTCGCTTGTGTTTTCATTGATACCTCCATTTTTAAGTGCCAACTCTACTGCTTTTTTCTTATCTTTGGCTTTGGCTATCTTTTTAACTTCAGGATCATTGATCTCGCCTTTCAGGTTTAGTTCTTCAGGTTTTGTTTGTCCATTGTGGAAAACTTGAATACCAAGACCAAAAAGTGCCATTGTTTTAACCATACATCTTTGCATGTTGTCTTGAATGTCATCTGCTCTAGGATTTTCTATTGCATTGTAACTATTATCATAGACAGGCAACCAACCCTCCTTGTACAGTTCTCCGATCTCTACACGACATCTTAATATCATTGTTCCATTGTCATAAGTAAATGGCTCTAACCATTTTACTTGAACTTCAGGATAATAATGATTGAAGATATGCCAAGCATAATGCCATTTAAGATAGGTATAAATTCCTTTCTTTTCTGTTTTGCCTGTAACATCTACCTTAGATAAGGTTTCAAATACCGATTTATAACTTAATTTTTCCATATTTTACTCCTTATCACTAACTTGTAAATTATGTTTTTTAAGAGTAGCTTTGTGCAGATCCTTTTTAAGTTTATCTGCAAATATAGATGAACTTTCACCAAACCCACATATAGTTACATGATCGTTAAACCATTTATCATCTGCTTTTTTGATCTTATTTGCTTGTTTATTTGTTATTTTCTTTTTTGTCATATTTCACTCCAAATGTTTTATGTATAAGATAAGATTATAGGAATATTTTGATAATGTAAAGAGAAATATATTTTTATATTTGCCTATATATATGTATGTATATATAATTATAGGGAAAGAAAAACAAAAGGACTAAAAAACTATTATAATAATAATAGTAAATATTAATAAATACCACAAAACAGGAGATGAAACAACATGAAAATAAAATTAAATGAAGAAAGTTTAGAAAAATTAATTATCGATATGAGGGAAAATGCCAAGAAACTTGGAGAAACTACCAAGAACTTGGATCTCCTGGAAGAAAAAAGAAAAGAATTAATCTATAAAGCCTATTTAGAGGTTGAAAAAGGTACTGAATTGACCAAAAAAGCTATTGCCAGTACCAATCCAAAGGTTGTAGAGATAAATGCTCAAATATCGGCTCTAAAGGGAGATGAGCAAGAATTGAGATGGTTTTTAAAAATTTCTGAAATTCAAAGTAATTTGTGGAGATCCCTCAATTCCTCAAAAACCCAAGAACACAAAATGTATAATTCTTATTCCTAAAAAAAACACATTGACAACAGATTTCCCATAACTTAACATTAATAAAACTATGGAGAAACAACATGACAACAGAAAAACAACCAGAATTAAAAGATTTGAAAAACAAAAAATGTCGTACCTGTCGTACTAAATGTAAATTCAGAGGAATGAACTTTTATGGTAGAGGTTATGACCAAGATGGAAATGATATTGATGAGCTTTTAGTAGCGTACTTACAAGATTAAATCAATAAAAAACAGGAGAAAAGAGATGATGAGTGATATTACACAAGAGTTCGTTGAAAAGTCGATCCAAGAAGAAACAGAAACTTTGGTTAGATTAAACAGGGAACTTACCACAAGCCAAAACTTATTGAAGTCTATTGATGATTACATCATGGCTCATAAAGATAGCAACCGAATAAACCAAGATACTAGACTCGCATTGATTAACATTAAGTCTGATCTCAAATGCGATATTCATGGTTTACAAGAAACGATAGCAAAAATATAGGAGAAAACCATGCAAACAAACAAAATAGAAACCACACAAACAACAGAAATATTTATAACAAAAGATTATTCTTTGTTTAAAAAACTAAAAGGCAACAGAAACCTTAACAAATTAAATTTAAAAAAAATAACAAAATCAATAGAGAAGATACATATACCGATACCTATTGTTGTTAACGAAAAATACGAAATTATTGATGGTCAACACAGACTAGAGGTTTGTAAAAACCTTGAATATCCTGTCTATTATATAATAATAGAGGGCTTGACTTTAAATGATGTAAAACTCTTAAATACAAATTCTCAGGGTTGGAAGTTGGGAGATTATTTAGATAGTTTTTGCGAAGAAGACAATCATACTTATTTAGAAGTGAGGTCTTTTGTTGATGAATATGGATTTTCAATAGTGGATTCATTAACAATGTTAAGCAATACGAAATCTAATAGAGGAATACAACAAGAAAGATTCAAGTTGGGTATTTATGAAATTAATGATAAGCTCAAAGCCATAGAAACTGCTGACAAAATGTTGGAAGTAAAACCTTACTTTTCTAAATACAAAAGTAGGTCTTTTTTCTTGGCTATGTCCGAGATGTTTCATAACAAAGACTACAGTCATAAAAAGTTTATAAAAAAACTATCTCAATACCCTACAAAACTTAAACCTTGTAGTAATAAATATGAATATTTAAAAAACATTGAGGAAATATATAATTTTAATCAAAAAACAAAAACAAGACTGTTTTAGTCTAGGAGAAAGTAATGGAAAAGCAAAGCCAAGCACAAATGATATTTGACAAACTGTTACAGGGTAAAGAGTTAACAGTTTTAGATATGTCGCAAAGACCAATCTCTACCATGTATGGAGCTAGGAGAATATTAGATTTGAAAGAATCAGGTGTTCCGATCCAAGATGAATGGGTAGAGTTACCAAACAATAAGAAAGTTAAGAAATACTTTTTAACCGATATGGATATTAAAAGAATTAAAAGGAAGTTAAGTGGCAAAAAAACCAAATAAAGAAACTAGAGAACATTATAAAAAATTAGTTGAGTTTGGTTGTGTGGTCTGTAAACGAGAATATGGTGTATATTCCACCCCTTGTATACATCATATTACTGGGGCAGGTATGGGTAGGAAAAGTAATTCTCTTACCCATGCCTTGCCTTTGTGCCATGAACATCATCAAGGATCTGAGGGAATACATCACTTAGGTAATAAGGTTTGGGAAGAAAAATATGGTAGTCAAGAAGAACTACTGCAATACATAAAGGAGAGGATATGACTTGGGATTACAGGGCAGAATGGAAAAGGAGATTAAACAAGATTATAAAATATCTAAAAGAAAAAGAAGTAAATATTATGAGGGTTGATTCTCACTCTTATACTGTGGATTTGATTTGTTCTTATAACAGAAAGATTACTCTTTTAAAATTAATTACTGATAAAGAAAACCAATATACATTAGAAATGGATATTTTAACTAAAAGATTTAGCCCGAACTACCATGTTATTAGTAATTTAAAACAAGCATTAGAGGTACTCCTGGGAGATGGAACTATTAAAACAAAAGATCCAGCAAAAAGTTTACATAAACATATGGAGAAAATAACTGTAGCTGAAACGACTAAAAAAGATATAGCATTTAATAAATTTATACAATGGAGGAGAACATGATAGAGATAGAAGATAATCTACCAGTTAGAGGTACTAGCAAATATTCTGAGTATTTTGATGTATTATATAATATGAAGTCAGGACAAAGTTTCCTTACTGATGACTATCGAGTGGTTGACGCAGTCAGGCATAGGGCTTGGGAAGAAAAAATACCTTTATCTTTTAGGCAAGTAAAAGAAATTGGTAAGCCATTACAATATCGTATTTGGAGAAAATAATGAAACTAGATTTACTTACCATTTTACTACCGAAGTCATTAGATATGGGCAGTATTGGGAGTGGCAAGTCGCATGACTCGATAACACCACAAGAAGTATCTACCATACTATCCTATGCTAATCTTGTTAAAGCCGAGCTTAATATTTTAATGGGAAAGTATTTAGAAGATGAATCAGCAACACATGATTTGATTAAATACGCTGAGTCTTGTATCGAAATGGAAGATAAAAAACTTGTCAAAAAGATAGCACACACAGCAGTTATAGAATTATTTACCGATACTACTTGTTTCTTTTGTAATGGAACAGGACAGGTGGTGTTCCAAGATAGTGTAGATAAGTGCTTACATTGTCATAATGGGATATTCGTGTGGTCAGACTTTTCAAGATCAGCTATCATGGGATTAAAAAAAGGAGTGTATATGAAGATTAAAAAAGATTATAAAGAACTAATAGCACATTTAATAGAAGTAGAGCAATCTGCATTAGAAAAACTGGGGGATTCATGAGTAGAATAAATAAAACCAAAAGAGAATTTTTAAGAGAGAATGAAATTACAGGTATGTTTACTAGAGATCAGATAAAACTTTTAGAAAAACATGATACAGGAGATGATCCTTATAGTAGTGGTGAATACCCTTGGTCTTGCTCTAATCTTTTAAAACTATTTCTTGTAGAAAAAGGAGATGATTACATAGAAAAACAAGAGATGCTTGTAAAGGAAAAAAGAAAAGAATACACCCAAAGGGCTTTTAATAAAATAGTTAGAGAACTAAACACTATAAGCACTATGTCTGATTTAAAAAACTGGGGAAATACTTTTGCTAAAGAATATGTTAGAGATATACCTGAGTTTAGAGATGAGCTTGGGCAAGAATACAAAAGAAGAAAGAGTGAGATAGGTGATACATGAAAAAGAATTACTATTGCTATAGAGCCACAGTAACTTTTAGTGGGTGTACCCAGGCAACCGATGAAAAAGATGCAATAAAGAAAGTAGTAGCTGAGTCCAAGAGATTACCTGAAACAGTTTCGTTTAAAGAGTCTGAAGTTAAAGTTAGAAAATTACAGAAAAAACCTGAAAAAGGATTATATCATGACACAAAATATGATTGGTGATGATGAGTTATTAAAAATTAATGGCTTTGATGATGCCATAATAGGTGTCGAAGAATCTGTTGAGCAGAAATTAATTTATGATATTGATAAGATTGCTGAAATATTAATAACAAGAGATCAGATGACAGAAGATGATGCTTATGAATATATCTCGTTTAATATCACTTCTGCTTATGTAGGTAAAAAAACTCCAATACTGGTAAAAACAGGCAAATTAGAAGATTTTATTTAAAATCGGCTTCCATATATACCCCAAAAATCCATTTTTATGGGTGTCCATAGGCAACCAGTCATGGCTAATTTACAACACGCTTTTCGGTATCAATTTGCTCGTTAGAATCGACTACTTCTGATTCTTCTTTCATTTCTGCATATCCTTTCATCTTTGGAGCAAAATTAGGAATAGTTTGCATTAAAGTGTTCAATTCAGCTATCAACTCATCATCAGATTTCTGATTGGTGTTATCTACATTTAGATTAATAGTTTGTTGCGAGAAGTTTCCAAGTTCAAGAATTAACTTAGCTGTATTTAATCTGACAGCATCTTGTTCTGATCTTAATAAATCCTGTAATACTGATATAGCCATGCCTGAAGTTGAGGTTATTCTCTCCTCATTCTTTTCCCTTATCTCTTTTGTATATTTTTTTTTAAGATAAGATCCTTGCTGTCTTGGGCTTTTATCTTTAGACCACCCAGCTTTAATGGCAGACTGAGTTGCATTACCAGCAGTATCTCCCTCACAAAAAGCATCTATAAAGGCTTGTTCTTTTTCTTTATCTATTTTCTTAGGCATTTCTTTTCTCCAACCAAGATTGAATTGTGCCTGTTATATCAAAATCAGGCGTGTATGGGATTACTAAATCTTCACGATGTTTAATCCACGATTTATCTAATACTAATGAACCATCAATATCAGTTCCCTCGTTATCTCCTGTCATGTGAGATACGATTGTTATTGTTTCATTATTTTCTTCTACAACAAATCCAACAGAAACACACTCAGCTAATTCTGTTTCTAGTTCATTGATATCTGTCCACCCTTGAGTAGGTGTTACAGCATCTTTCCAATGTAATAGAACAAGTTTAGTTGTCATTTTAGTTTCCTTAGAAATGTTAAATATTCTGCTCCTTCCTCAACTTCCCAAAATATTTTAATAAAGTCAGGGTGTGTGTCAGGCAATCTTGTATTAAATACTGCTACTGCACAGGGCGACATCATTTTATTGGGTAGGTTTAACATCTTAGCAAAGTTGTCATATTTTTTATATGAGCCTACTTGTACGCAATGCATAACGATTTCAGAATCAGCATCTTTAACTGGCAGATAGCCACTAACATGAGTATGACCTGCCATTAATAAATGATCTCTTGAATTGAATAGGGCGTGTTTGACAATACCATGAGCTGTATTATACATACTATGTCCTTTAAAGTTATGTGAACAATTTACTCTTATATTTTGTTTAGGTAGTTTTAGTTTGACTCTAATGTTGTGGGGTTGATAAGTTGTTTTAAGTGGTCTTGTAATCCATTTTAAAGGATCACCATCTCCGCTCCACATGTCATGGTTTCCAGCTACAATAAATAACCAGTTAGTGTATTTAACTAACCATTCTGTTAACTGCCAGGCTTGTTCTGCTGAAGTAGTTTGCTGTGCCCAAAGACCTTCTAGTTTAGTTCTTCTAGCCCAGTTGTTTTGTAAATCGCCTACATTACAAGCGTACATACCATCGGTTTCATTAACACAGTTTAAGTGTCTAATTACCGAAGGCATATCACAACCATCATCATCAATGTGAGGGTCGCCCATAATATACAAGCCAATAGGTTTGTCATCATTTATTTTTATGTTTAAAAACTTTTCGTTATTTTCTCTATTTTCTTTTCTGTTAAAAGTGTCAACTCTTAACTTAACTAAATCTTCTGTTGGTATTTCCTCATCAGTAAAATCATTTTGCAATTCAAATCTTTTAGTTACTTTAGGTTTGTTTGTTTTTTTACCACAATCTCTACACTCATATCTTTGTGGTGTGCCAACAATGTGTTTATCTTTTCCTCGTTTTATAATGTGGGTTGATCCACAAGTAGGGCAAGTTAGCATATTGCCTTCATCATCTAGTTGAACTACCCCTACATTGGTAAAATTGCCACCATTATTATGTAGTGCCATAAACTTATTCCTTTGTTTGTTTAATGAGATATTCGAGATACCATTTGGCTTTCTCTAAATCTTGCACAGGAGTACCTTTATATGGAAAACGAGTAACATATTTAATTATGTTTCCACGAACATAATCCATTTCCCAAGAACGAATGTACTCGATTGTTTCAATACCCTTTGTATAATGTGCAGGGTGATTAATATTGTCTATCTTCTTTTTCTTCATCTATCTTTTCAAGTATATGTTCCCATGGTATAGGAATATATTCACTATCCCATGTTATACCACCATAAAGGTAGTCTTGTCTAGTTTCAAGTTTACCCTTGATTCTAAACAATGCTTGATTATCAATAGATTTGATAGCTTTTATGATTTTCATTTCACGATTTGTGAAAGGAATATTCATACTCATAACTAACTCCAGGTTAATAATTTTATACAAATTAAAACGATTAACACTATAGTCAGAAGCTCGAAGATGCTTACTTCAGGCTTCAAATATTTAGTTTTTATTTTATAAAAAAACCAATTAAAAAATTCAGGCTTAACAGTAATAACAACTCCTATTAGCAACGCCAATAGTAGTGCTTCTTGTATCATTGTGATAGAGGATTATCCGACCTTGCTTTCATCTCATTAACTTTAGCATTTAATACTGCTATCTCTGCTTTGTTAATGGCAATGTCTGCTGTCAATGGTTTAATATCAGGAGCTGATTTTTTCTCAAGCACAGCTAAACGATTTGAGATTTCTCCAAACTTAGAAAAACCACCACCGATAGCAACTACGATTGAGAGTAAAACTCCCCATGTTTTTATATCTTTAAAATCCACGAATCCTCCTTAGATGTTCTTGTGTTCTTATAACTTCATCAATACTTTTCTGAATGTTTGTTTGACGCTGTGCCATAGA